AACCAGCGCACGAACTCGCGCTGCTCCTCGTGTTCGGTAGGGATGCGTTCTAAATTGGGCATTCTGATTCCCACCTATCGCACTCGCCCACGGCGGCCGCAAACTCCTCTGGTGGCTGCATGAAAAACTCAACGCACAGGCCATCCACGCCGTAATGCTCACAGGTGTGGCAGCACCTCGGTGGGCCAGCGGCTAGCCAGCGCTTGTAGTCAGTCACCAAATCCGGTTCAGGGTGTCTCATACCATCTCCTTCTCATTACTCTAAAAAATTTGCCATCGCGCTTGAACTCAATATGGATTGGTGGCTGCGCTTGATTCATGTTCTGAGCCATCTCCTCCAACGACTGCACGTTGAGGCCACCACGCTCGATCTGGGCGCGTTCTGCTATATCTACGAGCTTTTGCAACGCCATCTGACCGGCGTAGCCTTCGTGCGTAACGGCAAGGTACTCTGTAATGGCTGGGTCACTCAAGCCCCCGTAGTAAGTCACCGCCAGCATTTCTTTGCCTGATGCCTTGCTGATGTGCTTGCGCCATGTCCAACTGGTCACATCCAAGTCAGTGCCATCCAGCCCCATGATGTCATCATCGTGGAGTTGCAGCTTCTTGATCTCTTTAACAGGAAACGGGTGGCCGCAAACTGGGCAGACCATCACCGAGATAGCGCACAATTCCTCACAGTTCGCACAAATCTTGACTGGTGCTTCGCCATTGCCATCACCGCCCTTCTTTGGGGGCTGGACAGCAGTGATCGGCCCATGGCTAGCCACCACGCCAGCAAAGTCAAGCACCAAGCAATGATCGGCGTGGCTCTTAATCCTCATGCCTCGGCCAGCCATCTGAACATACAAGCTAGCGCTCATGGTCGGGCGCAGCATGGCGATCAAGTCAATGTCAGGGTAGTCAAAGCCGGTGGTCAGCACATTGGCGTTGGTAAGCGCACGAAGTCGGCCAGCCTTAAAGTCGCCGATCATGCGCTCTCGCTCTTTCTTGGATGTCTCACCCGTCACGCACTCCGCAACAATGCCCTGCTGATTGAGCGCGTCAGCAATGTGCTGGGCGTGTCTTACGCCAGCGCAAAAGACCAGCCACGCCTTGCGGTCACCGGCCAGCGCAATCACCTCTTGCACCACTGCCTGATTCTTGTCATCGGTATCCACTGCCGCTTGCAACTCGGACTCAATGAACTCGCCGCCCCGCTTATGAACACCAGTCACATCCAGCTTGGCCTTGGTGACCTTGGATCGCAGCGTTGACAGATAGCCTTTGTAAATCAACTCCTCGATGCTGATGGGATTAATCAGCGCATCAAACAGCGCTGGCTTGTCAGTGATCAGGCCATGCCCCAACCGATAAGGCGTGGCCGTCAAGCCCACCACCCGCAACTCAGGGTTGATTGCCTTGAGTTGCTCCAGCAACATGCGGTAGCCGCCCTCGTCCTTGTGGTTGACCAAGTGGCACTCGTCAATGATCACCAGATCGGTGTGGCCTAACTGCTTGGCCTTGGTACGCACCGATTGGATGCCAGCAAAGGTGATCGGCTCACCCAAGTCCTTGCGGCCAATGCTTGCGCTGTAGATGCCCATCGGAGCGCCAGGCCAGTGCTGGCGCATCTTCTCGGCGTTCTGCTCAATCAATTCCTTGACATGGGTGAGCATCAAAACTCTCGTTTCAGGCCAGTTCTGCAAGGCGTCCTTGCATAGCGCAGCCACAATGTGACTCTTGCCTGAGCCGGTGGGCAGCACCAGACAAGGGTTGCCCTTGCCGCCTTCCTCAAACCATGCGTAAAGTTGGTCTATGGTGCGTTGTTGGTAGTCACGGAGCATTGATTGCTTCAACCTCTTGGATTCTTTTGCCAATCCATGCCATCACAGGCACGGCCATGCTGTTGCCCAGAGCCTTGTAGCGTGGCCCGTCAGGCGTTGGCTTACCCTTGGCCTTGATGTCGGTGTAGTTGTCGGGGAAGCCTTGAAGCCTCTCGCATTCAACAGGGGTCAAACGGCGTACTGCCATTGCGTTTGTTATTGGTATATGACCGCCACCAGCGCCCATCGCGTTTGTCAATGTTGGGCTTTGATCAATGCCAATGCCAGCATTTGGATGCTGACCGCCAAGGCATACCGCCATAGGATTCTTAGCTTGCAGGGTTTGCATGATGTCCACATCAGTCTGTGGGTTTGACATCTGGCCGCTGAAGGCAATCGGCTGCGCCACTAAAGTCTGAGCGTTTTGTGACTGTTCTCTAAATTCACCAACCGCATTGTGTGTATCTAAACAAGTAGCCACTTGAACTTTATTAACATGAAGTCCACGATTAGAACCTCCTGACAATGTGTATGCCATTGGCTGCGCCACCGCATGGCTATGCCCCTTGGTCAATGTGTAACTAGGTGCGCCAGGTACAAAGTCACCCATGCTGTGCTTGTCGCCTCTGCCAATGTGGTTCATCGTGTCAATGGGGATTGCTTGCGCCACCCCATGCACACCCGTGGCATTCAGCGTGTACATCGGGCCGCCCTCAGTAAACCCATCATGGTTGCCGCCGTTCTCAGGCTTGCGTCCTATGGTGTTTTCTGCGAGGGCAATTGGCTGGGTCACAACATACGCCGCAATAGGGGCTTCATGGTTGCATGTCAGTGTCGGGCAACGATCTATTCCAATCTCAGCACCGCCTTGGCCGCTAGCCAATGCAATTAGCTTGCCTTCATGGGCGTATTGGTCAGAGACTCCTTTTGGCCCGTCAGCCGCGCAAAGCGACGATGTAATTTCAGCAGCCCATTGTTTTGCCACTGAAACAACTTGTGAGTCATAGTTTCCGTTGTGACCTATACCTCGTCTTGGCACTCCTTTGTCAAGTGTTCCCGCGACATCGTAGTCACTGATAGTAGCGCCTGACTCAATGCTGGCGGCAACACCTTGCCCCTTTTCTCTGCTCGGCGCAGGATACCCGCACATGCTGTGGCGCTCAAAAAGAACCGCTGCGGCAGGTCGCCAGTTTCCAGCGTATCCGATAACGAACACACGGCGGCGGCGTTGGGCCACTCCGAAGTACTGAGCGTCAAGAACTCTGTATGCGAACCCATACCCGAGTTCGCCCATCCCTCGAAGGAGGGAGGCAAAGTCGAGTCCTCCGTTAGAGGATAGGACGCCGGGGACATTCTCCCAAACCAGCCACTTGGGCCGATACTTTGCAGCAATGGCAAGGTATGTAAGCATGAGGTTGCCACGAGGGTCATCCAATCCTTTTCTGAGTCCGGCGACTGAGAATGATTGGCAGGGAGTTCCTCCAACGAGAACATCGACATCTGAGACATTTGTCCACTCCTTAAATTTGGTCATGTCGCCCACATTGGGCGTGTTAGGGTAATGGTGCTCAAGCACCTGTGATGGGAATTTTTCGATCTCAGAGTAAGCTGCAGCTTCCCATCCAAGGGGATGCCAAGCAACAGTTGCGGCCTCAATGCCAGAGCAAACGGATAAATATCTCATCCCACCACCCGCGCATTCCAAACCTGCCGCATCTCAGCAATCAAAGGATCACCACTAGCGCAAGCCTCGGCATTAGCCAGCAGTTCTGTGCTACCCCAAACGCCCTCTTGCGCTGGGTCACCGTTTGCCATGTTGACGCCATTGATCTCGTAGACGGCAGTGAACTCGTCCGGCCCGTCCTTGCGTTGCCACGGCACTAGGTCGGGGTGCAGAACATGGCTCTCGCAACCCTTGTGCTGTGCGTCCACTGGGATCACATCGTTCCACTTAGCGCAATGCCAAGTTGAATCAGGCATTGGCGTGGCATTGGCACAGGTGCGGCAATTGACATGCTTGGTGGTCTTGGTTTCGTGGCAAAACTTGTACGCATCGCAGAACTTGCACTGATACCAAGATGGGTCAGTGCTGATCGGCTCTGGCATACGCTCGGACAGTGCAATGTAGTGACCTCGACGCACCGCTTTTTCTGAGACTTCCTTGTCAAACTTCACGCGCTCGGTATGGATGCGGTCATCGTCCTTGCAGATGGCGACATACAGCGCACGGTCAATGCCCGTGCCTTGCATATAAACTTGCATCTGGGTGAAATGTTCTGGCTTGGCTTTCTCCACGCCGTCCTTGACCAGCGCATCAAAAGACTTCTTAGAGTGCGTCTTGAACTCGGCCACATGCTTGGACTTCGGGGCTTCAGGAACGCCCTTGTCAATGATGGCGTCCAAGCTGCCGGAGACATGGCCTCCAAAGTCAACCCTATGCTGTGCAGACACCTTGCGGACATCAAGCCCAATGGCACGAAGGTCGCTGATGATGGTGGCTTCCTCGTTATGCCCCCTACGAAACAAGCGCAGAATCCGGCCTGGGAACTCAGGCTGCACTGCCCACCGGAACGACAACCAAAGCCAGCGGTCACAAACGTGGCCTAGCGTACTTGCCCCAAGGTGCGGTCTTGGCTTTTCAGGCTTTGACTCGTGGTGCTTGTCAACTAAAGCCGCAATGTTATTATCTGACTCGGGAATCTTCATTGGTTCTCTCCTTGATTGACATTTGCCCCGACCTTTAACAGTCGGGGCTTTTTTTTACTTACTTTTTAGCCCAAGGTGGCGCTGCCTTGGCAGTTGGGGCTGGTGCTGCTGTAGCGGCTGGCGCTACGCTGCCGGACACCGACTTGAATGCTCTCGCCTCGTTTTTAGCGCCATATTGAGCGTCTTGCTTAATGTCTAGCTTGATGCTGATCTGACCGCCAATCAACTGGTCAGTGTCAGTAACTTTCACCAATCCAATCGCACGCATGATCTCGCCAAGTTGCTGGCGTCCGATCTCCTCGGCCTTCGGGTTGGCGTTCTTGATGTTGAGGTTGCCAAACACAACCCGACCTTGATGGCTTGGGCCAGTAATGTCGTAGCGTAGCTTGATGTACTGACCATCATTAGCCTTTGTGGCCTTGAGTTCAGATTGCGAGATGGTGGCGGTGTACCAACCAGCAGGCAGCGGTTCAAAGTTGCCAGCATTGCCAACTGGCAACTCGTTAACGTCGAAAGTTTCTGTGAGAAAAGCCATGATGATTATTCCTTAATGGTGATTTTGAAAGAGGGACGGCCAGGCTTGGCCGTAATTGCACCAGCCAAATGCTTGGTGATGGATTCGTCTGCTGATTTCCAGAGCGTCAGGTTTAGCTCGGGCTTCCAGCGGAACAAGGTAGCCAGATGCTCGGTCAGTCCTGACTCGGTAGCTAGCATCTGCAACTTCTCCGAATCAACCTTGCGGTCAATGCGGCCAGAGATTTTGACCACATAGCCATCTGGCTCTGCTGTCTCAGTAGACTCAAAGGCATCAGGCAAGCGCAAGGCTTTGACAATCTGGTCTTCAATCTTGCGGCGCTCGACTACCGTGCGCTCCTCAAGAGCTTTGTAGCGCAACCAATCTGCACTAAGGTTTTCAAGGGCGGTGGTTTCACTCATCATTTTCTCTCCTATGAATCGCGTCGAATTGTTCGGCCATCAGTTGCAACTTGGCAGCTTCTAAGCATCCAAGAACAGTAACAGCCAATACAGATCCTTGATACTTGTAAAGTATCTGCATGATTTCATGTACCAACTCTTTGGCTATGTCTGCTGAGTAATTCATTTCTTACCCCCAATCTTTGCAATGATTGCACCCAAATCAGGCGCTTCCCACGCTTCCAGCTTGCCCGACCTGTCCTTTGCCAACCAGAGGCCATCGCTATCGCACATCAGTGCGCGTTGCGTTACGCCCTCGGCATCGCGCTCGACTCGCAAAGCCAGCACTTCATCAAAGAAGTAAGGCAAGCCTTGCGTGAGGCTCTTGCCTGGCATGCCAGGGTTGTAGAGCATCTTGCCCATCTCGTCGGTGGACTTCTCCAGCTTGGCCGACATATAAACATGCTTGCCTGGCAAGTCACGAAAGGCGCGAATTAACTCTTGCATCGTGGTGTTCATCTCACCATAGGCTGCGCGGCCATCTTTGGACTTCTTCATCTCAAAGGCCAGCACCACCTCGGCAACCTCGCTGATTGAGTCCAGCGCCACAGACTGAAAGCCTGATGCTTCCTTACTGTCCTTGCACCAAGTAAACGCCTCGCGCAAGTCCTCCATGCTGGTGATCTCGATGTAAGGCAGATCAGCGTCTTGGATAGACAGCAAGCCGCCCTCAGCACTCAGCACGATCACATTGGGCAGCGTCTTAACCAGCGTGGTCTTGCCTGACCCTGCTGCCCCATACACCAACAACTTCACTCCATTGGCGGTAAGACCACCTGTTGACTTCAGATTGATAGCCATCTTGGCTCTCCTTAATTTTCACCCACTTCAGGAAATCTGTTCTGGGTGCGTTTGCACTGTAGCACACAATTTAAGGTAACATGCAAACATTAAAACAAATTATTTTGATGAAAGAAAAAAACCATGATGACACTTGAGCAAATCCGAGAAGCGCTTTCAGACCGAATGACTGGCAAGGTGGCCGAGGCCACTGGCGTTCACTACAACACCATCAGGCATTTGCGCGACAACCCCAACGCCAACCCTACATATAAGGTGATGCTAGCTCTGTCAACATATCTTGAGAGTCGGAAGGTGACGCATGGCTGACCTCTCAAAAGTCCTCGGCGGCCCGTGGTCACCGGCCCCTGAAAAGCTAGTCGCCCCCCCTGAAGCGCAACTCATAGACGCCATGCGTGCTGCGGGGCTTGAGCCACCAGATCAAATCCACTTTGACGGCAAGATTCACCGGTTTCGCTCCGGCACAAAGGGATCGCCAGGCCACGGCGACAAGCCCGGCTGGTATTTGGTCTTTGGTGATGGCATCCCCGCCGGCCGTTTCGGCTGTTGGCGTGCTGGTATGGAGCAGACTTGGCGTGCAGATATAGGCCGAAAACTAAGCCAAACCGAGGAAATGTCACATGCCATGCGCTTGGCAGAGGCCAAAGCCTTGCGGGACGCCGCCATCGAGCGCCAGCATCAAGTCGCCAGTGAGACAGTCGAAAAAATCTGGACAGGCGCACAGGCAGCGCTTGCAGATCACCCCTACCTAGCCAAAAAGGGTATCGGCGTTCATGGCGCTAGGGCTACAGGTGATGGCCGCTTGGTAGTCCCCCTGTACGATGCAGACGGCTCATTGTCTAGCCTCCAGTACATAGACCACGAAGGCGGCAAGCTGTATCACGCTGGCGGTCAGACTGGCGGCAAATTCTGGCAGATAGGCTCATTAGATGAGCCTGGCACGCTTTATGTCGCCGAGGGTTTTGCCACTGCCGCCACCATTCATGAAACCACCAATCGCCCCGTGGTTGTAGCCTACAGCGCAAGCAACCTAGTGCCAGTGACCGGCTCATTGCGAGAAAAGCACGGCCCAACTCAGGAAATTGTGGTTGTGGCCGATAACGATGCCTCTGGTGTAGGCCAGCGCTATGCCGAGCAAGCCAGTGCCAAATACGGCGCACGCATGGTTATGCCTCCGATTCTCGGTGATGCCAATGATTATGTCCAAGCTGGGCATGATCTGGCTAGCCTTTTAGTGCCATCAGTGACCGACTGGCTCGTCCCCGCTGACGAATTCTCCTCCCAACCCAGCCCCATTTCATGGCTGGTCAAGCGTTGGGTGCAAGAGCAAGCCCTTGTCATGGTTCACGGCCCATCAGGTGGCGGCAAGACCTTTGTGGTGCTGGACTGGTGCTTGCGAATCGCCAGCGCCACCCCTGAATGGTGCGGAAACAAGGTCAAATCAGGCAATGTTGTTTACCTAGCCGGTGAAGGCCACCACGGTCTGCGAGGCCGGATAGCCGCCTGGAAACACCACCACAGCGCTGGAAAACTCAGCATGTGGTTATCCAAACACGGCTGCGACCTGAACACCCCCGTTGGCTACCTAAAGGTGATTGAGCATGTCCGTATGCTCCCCGACCCACCCAAAGTCATAGTAGTAGATACCCTACACCGTTTCTTAGCCGGTGACGAGAACAGCGCCCAAGACGCCAAGACCATGCTGGACGCTTGCTCCAACCTCATGCTGGAGTTCAATTGCTCGGTCATCCTAGTCCACCATACCGGCGTGTCAGACGAGGCCCAGCACCGCGCCCGAGGCTCATCAGCTTGGCGAGGCGCATTAGATATTGAGATCAGCGTCATCCCGTCCGGCCCAAACCAGCCCCTGCAACTGGTTCAGCGCAAGTCCAAAGACGCTGAAATCGCCAGCCCCATTTTCATGGACTTGCAACAAATCACCATCCCGAGATGGTACGACGAAGACAATCAACCCGTCACCAGCGCTGTCCCCATCCAAGTCAACGCCCCACCAACACCATCTAAAAAGGACTCCAAGATAGATGCCCACCGCAAAATGTGGGAGAACGCTTGGTGGGCTAGCGGTGCTGAGGTAGTCAACGAGCAACCTTACCTGTCCAGATCAGCCCTCAAAGACAAGCTGGCAGCAGATGGGAATGCCGAGCGCACCGTTAGGAACATGATTAACCCGTCCTACAATGACAAGTTGATAGGCGCTTTGCTTCAGTCTGGGCTAATTGAGGCCAGCGAACATGGCTGGACTATGATCGACGAAACCCAAGCTAGTAGCATGTTGATGCGTAAGAATGCGCCAGTTTGAGGACACCAGACTAAGGTTTGTGACTGTGGATAACTTGTGAATAACTTTTAAAATGTTGACCCTAAATGACCCTAGGGTCAAGTCTAGGGTCAGGGTCAAAAACGGGCAAAACAGCGCCAAAGTTGACCCTCCCTGACCCCCAACCCTTAGGGTTGGGGTCATAGGGTCAAGGCGATGCAGGGGTTTTAGGGTTGCTGAGTTTTTTGGGGCTTGGCCTGTGGATAACTTTTTGAAAGATGGTGATGGCAGGTAAGGCTAGTCCAACCGTTAAGTACTTTCAGCGCCAGCTTGGAGATGCGGAGAGAACGATCCTGCTGACCGCTGGCCGTGGTGATATGTCCGCTGGCTTCCTTGAAGTGCTTGAGGCTTACCGACATTTCTACAATCTTGGACTAAGGCCGTCTACGCCTCTTGAGTGCATTTCACTGGTGATACCACAGGCTCAGGATAACGAAGCCTTGTAGCCCCAATGCAAGCCCTTGGTGAGGCATTGGCGTGCCATCAGATGGCAGATGTTTTAAGGATGATTGCCTGACTGGTGATCTGGCTCAGGTGGTGCGGGGAAGCACCATCCGCGCCTTACGCTCCCGCGCTTCCCCCCGATTCAAAATCACCCCTTTTTTGCGGTTGTCCACAAGGGTTTTATCCAAGTTATGAACAGGGCAAATAAGTTATCCACAATGTTAGGCCATCGGTATTACTAATTCTGTGGATAACTCAATGTTCACTTAACATAATGGACACTGTAGAACATCGGATCGGGAAAACCCTAGGATTTTGGACTTTTTGATGGGGGGGAGGGGGTCGGGGTCGGCGGTGAATATTGTTGTACCCTCCCCCCCTCTGAAAAAGCTAGAATGGCAAAAACTCCGAAAGGGTAAAGTGGTCAAGAAAAAAAGTGAAGTCCAGATGACAATCCAGCGTTACGCTGACAACCCGCCAGCAACGCTGCCGAAGACGGATCACCAGCGCATCAAGGAATTGAAAGAGTTGATGATTCGTTCTGGTGGCAAGGATGTGGCCGAAAAGGTAATCCAGATTGCGCTCAACGATGAGCATCCAGGCCAGATGGCTGCGTTGAAGATGTGTCTTGACCGGACGTTGCCTATGTCTATGTTTGAGAAGGACAAGTCTCAGAGGTGCGCGGTTACGATCAATATCACTGGGTTGGGAGCGCCTCCCCAGCTTGTAGAGGATATTACGGATGTCTGATCTCA